GAAGCCAAAATACCTTTAAATGGCACAAAATACCATTGAATACTGAGTTTTATGAATCGACCCTTGGGATGCGGGGGTTTTTAGACAGACTCTATATACTCAAGGATGAATTCAAAGCTGATGAAATATATAAGACAGGTATAGTATTTCTAAATAAACGCGAGGTAAAGAGTCGTAAGGATATCATCGAATTGTTGCCGTCCATTCGCGACAAGGAATACGCAGTAACGGTTAATACGGGAAAAACAGCAATGGATACTATGATGATGAACGCTCACACCAATACAACCGTCAAGACGTACCATTACAGAACAACAATTGGTGAGATTGCCGAATATAATTATTCGCTTGTACATAGAGCCTTACGAAGAATAGACGTTTTCAAATTTAACATTCTTCGAGGATACTTCCCGAATCTGAAGTCATTACGAGAATTTATCACGGACAACGCATATCTCGGTGGCGTTAGATTGCTTATCGAGAATCGTAATGAGACACCCGTGCCAGAAACTTTTTTTGAAGCCTGTATGAAAGTGCTTACAAAAATTGGTGGAGAAATATCGTCTATCAAAGAAACCTATGAAGGTACGACGGACTTTACGGATAAGAAATTCAGCGAGGTGTTCCGCAACAAGACACGCTTTATTACTAACCCGCATGGTGAAAGTGAAGGTATTTCCCAGAATGCTCCTTCGGTCCGTCCAGAATGGAAAATAGATCTCGGATCGGCTGATTGGTTTGTGTTTAATGATAATTTTGGTACCACAGAGGAAAAAGCATTTGTAGCGTACTTTGCTACTTATGTTGACGACTTGAAACGAGAGTACGAAAAGGTATATCTTGTACGCAACGAGCGACAACTTGTTCTTTATTCCTTTGACGGTGGAGAACGTTTTGAGCCTGACTATTTGCTTTTCCTTCGCAAAAGAAAATCCACAGGTTACGAGCAGTACCAAATTTTTGTGGAACCAAAAGGTAATAATTTTATATCACAAGACAAGTGGAAAGAAGATTTTCTATTACAGATTGAGAATCGAGGTATTCCGAAGAAAACCTTTGCCGATGATACAGAATATCATGTTTGGGGCTTTCCATTTTACAATAATCAAGATGAATACGTGAAAATCTTTACTAAATCATTCGAAAGACTTGTTAAATAGTAAATACTAATGTCAAGTTAGAAGAGGATGCCCAGATACCGGAAGAGTTGCTAGTACCCCGGCAGGCAACCTTAACCTGCTTTTTCAAGTTCACAATCTCTTGATTTTATCTCTTAACAAAAAACGGCTTTTCTAGTCCAACGTTGTCTGATGGGGCACTAGATATCATTGAACAAAGGAGTAGGGAAATCCAAAAATTACTAGCGCAGTTACTGATTAGTCAATAGCTAATTGTACCCTTCCCCCCACAGCCCCCACAAAATATGACAGGCAGTTCAGCACTATCGCTGGGCTGCCGTTTTATTTTGCGAAGGGCGGTGTTCCATCATCGAAACCCACAGCGATCCCATCGCTAACAGCGAGTTATCAATCAATCAGATCCACAACATCGACGTCAACATCGGCCTCCAACGTCTCCCCGACAGCAGCATCGACCTCATCATCGCCGACCCGCCATACGGCATCCGGTATCGTAGTAGCAGCCGTCAAAAGAAGTTCACAGCTATCCAAAATGATGACGTGATCTTCGCCGACTGGTTGTCCGACGCCTATCGCGTATTGAAAGACGGCGGCGCTCTTTACTGCTACACTCGGTGGGATGTCTATGGCGAGTGGCATCAGCGTATCGCCCAGTTGTTCACCGTGAAGAACTGCATCATCTGGTCAAAGAACGGTGGGGGAATGGGTGATCTGCGCGGTCAGTACAGCCCGTCCCATGAATTTCTAATCTTCGCTACGAAGGGAAGACACCTTCTTAACGGCAAGCGCATCAGCGACGTGTGGCCAGTAGCCCGTGATGCCAGTGCTCACTATGTGCATCCTACGCAGAAGCCGGTCAAACTCGCGGAAACGATCATCACGAAGTCATCGAAGCCTGGCGATACTGTACTGATTCCCTTCTGTGGGAGCGGAAGTGACTGCGTGGCCGCGAAGCAACTGGGCCGACGGTTCATCGCGTTCGATATTGAACAGCGATATATCGACGCGGCCAATCTGCGGTTGGAAGCGGTTGATGTCGTGGCCAACGCTGCTTAAACCGGCGCTCTGACTTCGCCACCAACGTGTTCTCTCATCTTATATAGCCAATGCTGTTAGTGCCGCCACCTATTCCGTAGCGGTCGAACACGATTGACGGTCAAGTCGTTCCAAATTGGAACGAGTTAATTGATCAACCTTTGAGGAACCCTGTAATCCTCGACGAAAACTGTATTGCCGAAACTATGGTTAGCCGTTATCTACGCCATAGCGGTTTCCCACAGTAGCCTACACGTTCGCCAATGTTGATCGATAATCACCGGTTGGTATCGTTCATTGCCGTTGGGGGACAGCATCGAACGTCGGGGCACACAGCGGCGACCGTGGCCGACCGTTACCTACGCCGTAACAGTTGGCGCGGTTGCTGCTGCAAGAAGCAGTGAATCTCGATCGCGGCGGCGGGGAGCGTTCGCGGCGAAGCTGGGCTGTCGTTTCTTATGTTTCCTAAAAAGAAATAACAGCCAAGGTATGGACAGAACTGGATGTACGGTTCCATCACGGATAGATTTGAGGTTTTAACGCTATGAGTAAAATTTACTCTTACCTATGGGTAACTGTTTACCCACAAACTAAACACAGTGTCTCTAATACAGTGTATCTATAACGTGTCTCTTAACAGTAATAACGTAATAACGTATATATATGCTGGACCACGCTATACTCAATCCTCGGCAAGCTATATAATCAGAAGTAAGCTATCAATATTGAGTTTTCAAAGATCGGGTTGCGGCGCAAAAGTTCACCAGCGGCACCATACACTACCGCCCTGTAATGATACCAACTGTGCATCAAATATGGTATATGGGGTTATTGGCGGAGATTCCTGTAAGTCACTTGGAACAAACGCGACTGAATTACGTGCAAAATTCATCACGCGATCACACAAAGCCTGGACCAACTGCGGTTCAGGCTTTTTCTGTTGATTACATTAATAAGCAGTAGTCAATAATTATTCTCGCTAATATCGTTGGCGGCAGGATTGACTGTTATTGCTGTAAACACTTTGCCTAGCTGTAGTTTCACAGTGAGGCGGTGCCAACTGTGATTACGGCAATAGCTGAAATTACGAGGGTGGCGATGTTTTGACGATACCCTCGGTGGTAGCGTGGTAATGTTGGCAACTGTGGCGGCAGAGCTAACACTGAAGCGGTAATCACAGCGGGGGCGCGGTTATTGCTGTGATAGCGATGGCGACGTTAGGTGGGCTACTAAAAGTAAGGTACCGGCAGCACTGGACCTGCCGTAGCACGTATGGGCACAGCGGTAACGCGATTGTGCTGTGTGGTAACGTGGCGGCGGTGGGGCTGTGTTGATGTGGTGAAAAATCACAAAGGTAGCACGGTGGTGGCGGGGAAAATAGCAGTTGTGATGATATTGCACGTTGGCGCAGTGGTTACAGGGGACACAGTTGTACGGATTTCGCACAATCGAGAAATAAGGAGGAATTACGATGTCTACGAAATCGAAGAAGTACGCGTTGAGCGAGGGTCAGCGCATCGCTGCGGAAATTCTCGCGACCAACGACATCAACAAGGTGCCGATTGCAGAGATCGCGGAGAAGGCAGGTGTATGCACCCGTACGTTATTTCGCTGGAAGCAAGACCCGGATTTCGTCGCCTATAAGAATGAGATCGCCGAGTTAGCGATGTCCGACTTCCTGTCCGAGACCTACGGCTTCCTGCGCGGTATCGCCCGTGCCAGCCAAAGCGAAAAGAACCGCTTGAAGGCGATTGAACTCGTGTTGAAGAATCAGGGCCGGTTGACCGATGTGCAGAAGATTGAAGCAAAGGTCGAGGATAATCGCTCCAACGAGGCTATCGAGGCTGAGATCGACAACCTGAAAAAACTACTTGCCGAGATGTAACCACTGATGCAATCACAGCGTCTTTCATTGCAATAGTTGCTGGGCAGAGGTAAGCTGTGACCCACGAACCGCAATGGTTCAGCGGAACATCCGGCTTATTACTCAGCGTCTGTTGTGAGGAGAGGACGATCATGATTGTAGCATTCATTGAAGAACTCCAGCGGCAAGGCAAAAGCCTCATCACCGTGCGCTCGTATCAGGACAGTTGGGCCAGGTTCTCACGTTGGTTCGAGAACGAGCACCCCCGCCCCACCCCCACCGGGGGGGTACCGACCCCGCAGCAAGCCACACAACTGGACATAGCAAATTTCAAAAGGTTTGCCTCCAGTAATTTCAAGCCCAACACCGTCGCCCTCACGATGACCCACATGAACGCGATCTTCCGTTGGCTCACTGAAAATGCTGTAATCCCCGACAATCCCGTTGACCTCGTCGACCGCATCACCGTCCCACAATCTGCGCCAAAGTGGCTCAACCGCAATGAACAGAACTTGCTGGTTCGCATTGTTCGCCAGCACGGTGGCCTCCGCGACCTCACGATGGTCACGCTGATGCTACACACCGGGGTTCGCGTGCAGGAGCTTTGCGATATCCGGTTGGCCGACGTAAAAATCAGCGACCGCAAGGGCATACTCGTGATTCCCAACGGCAAGCACGGCAAATATCGCGAGATCCCGCTGAACGTGGATTGCCGTCGAATCCTTCAGCGATATCTGCAAACACGGCATAGCAACAGCGAATATCTGTTCACCTCGCAGCGCAGCGACCAACTTAGCCCACGAGCCGTATCGTTCCTCATCGCCAAATACAGCAAAATCAGTGGCATCGATCATCTGACTTGCCATACGCTGCGCCACAGCTTTGGTCATGAGTTGGCCGTTCGCAAAGTACCGATGGATGTGATCGCCCGGTTGATGGGGCACATGAAAAACAATGGTTTGCCGAATATCGCCATGACCAGCCGATACACGATGCCGGGGGAAGAAGATCTGGCGAGAGCGGTTGAGGAATTATCGTGGGTGTGACGGGTAATCGATTAAATCGAACCCCTATATGTGTTGAATGTGAGACAAGCGTTAATCGCACGGTTGCCCCTGTGTGGCGACACGTTGGCGCACATTGCGAGGTAATCCCTGAGGTGGGGCCATTATGGCAAAGGAGGGGACGCATTGAACGTGTGGCCACGTGTGCAATTGGTGGGTACCTTTGCCACTCATTTGAAATGAGGGTCAAATAAGTCCACCTTTTACCATCAGCAAATTGCGGATTTAAAAATGACACAACAACATCGATATCGGATGCTTCCTTGGAGGCGTCTTTTTCTATTTTAAACGGAGGTGTGAACTATCGATATTCTCAACGTTGAACAGCGAAAGCCCCGCATGGAACTGTTGGAATCCCGTACAAAGCTGCTGGATGATGTTCGTGAAAAACAGGAATTAACGATTCCACAACGCGAGATGTACGTCTCTGACCTGAAAGAATTGTACCGGCTGCGGCGGATTGACCGGTCGGAATTTGATGTGCTGTACTTCATGTACGAGTATTTTTCCGACGATAAAAACCCCGAAAATGAACAAAATCTGATTCCCGCTGGAACCAGCATTGATGACGCACCGCGATTCCATAAGGAACTGTGCGATCTGCTGCGCATCGTGTCCGTTGCGAATCCTACGGCCCGAATTGCTTGGGCCGCGCCACGGGGCCACGCCAAATCGGCCTACCTGTCCAACGGCTTTCCGCTGCATGAGATCGTGTTCGACAAGCGGAAGTACATCCTGATCATTTCCGAAACCGATTCCATGGCGAAAAAGTTCATCGAGTGGATCTCGCTGCAACTCAAGTTCAACAAGAAACTGCGTGAGGATTATGGCGAACTACTGTCTGACCGCAAAGCATTGAACGAGAAGGACAATCAAGAGGCGTTTTTGACGAAGTCCGGTGTTCTGGTGGAAGCAGCATCGATGGGCAAGCAACTACGTGGTAAACGTAACGGCTCCCATCGACCGGACCTCGTTATTATGGATGACTTGGAATCAGCGCGAAATACCAACACGCCGGAACTCCGCGATAAAAACCAGCATTGGTTCAACTCCGTGGTGATGTCGATCGGTGACCCGTCGCGAACCGCTTTTATCTACATGGGCACGATTGTGAACGCCAGAGGGCTACTGCCGTCGGTATTACAGCGGTCAGACTTTGAATCACGCACCTACTCCGCCATCGTATCGCCGCCAGAACGGGGCGATCTGTGGGAGCAGTTTGAGACGTTTTGCCGCAATCCCGAAAGCGAAACCCGGCTGGATGATGCGCTGGCCCATTATGAGGCTAACCGTGAAGAGATGGACGCTGGCGTTGAGGTCTTGTGGCCAGGGCGCTTTTCCTATGCCCGTTTAATGATTGAGAAGGTCAACATCGGCTCTCGGGCGTTCGGCTCTGAGTACTTAAACAATCCGATTGATGAGGAAACACAGATTTTCAAACCATCGATGTTCACTTTCTTCGATTATCCCGAACTGCGCGACAAGATGGGGCGCCCGATTCCGCTGGACTATTACGGGGCGTGGGATATCGCGATGGGCAAGAACGATCGCTCCGACTACAACGCCATCGTAGTGATTGGCAGAGACCGGCGCACTGGTATCCTGTATGTCGTGGAAACATGGGCGCGAAAATGCCCCGCTCATGAAGCACTGAACGAGGTCATGCGAAAGATGGCCAACTATCGGCCACGGATCTTCGCGATTGAGTCGGTGCAGGCCCAGTTCGATTTGTTCCGGCAAGCCAGAGAGCGCATGGCTCTACAAGGGATTTATCTGACGAAGTTAAAGCCGGTGATCAGCAAAACCAAGAAGGAAGAACGGATTGAATCGCTGGAACCGGTGATCGAACAAGGTGTGCTTCGGTTCATGAAACATCAGCGCATCCTGTTGGAACAGTTGGAGCAATTTCCGAACCACGACCATGACGATCTGCCGGATGCATTACAGATGGCCGTCGAACTTTGCGGAGGTGGGCGGCGTCGCGTATTTCATCAAAAGCCTGCGGGATTGTAAGTAAGATCGCTACCCCTCTGTGTGGGTGTATGGGCGAAGTAATGAAAGGGGGCACGGTGGATGTTTGCGATTGGCGACTACTACCCGCTACCGGAACATCGTGAGCGCATCCGGAAATATCGCGATAACAAGAAGCTATTTTTAGGCAAGCACTACGACGTATTTCAGCGGATTCAAAATAAACTATCGCGGCGGCAAAGCGAACTGCTCTATATCTCCACAAACCTTCCCGGCGTGATTTGTAAGAAATCGGCCGATTTTTTATTTGGGGAACAACCGGTATTCTCGGCAGGGAAGAGTGATCAATCCACTGAGCAGGCTGCGTTGGATCGCTTCGTTGAGGAAAACGATCTTCATATCCTGAACTATGAAAGTGCACTGTCCAACGCTTATCGAGGCGACTCATTTTATAAGATCCGCTACGGGCAGGCGTATGCTGGAGTTCTGAGTAAAGACATCGACCCCTATCGCGTGATGATTGAAGCGCAGAATCCGGAGTATGTGTTCCCGGAAACGGCTGTCGGTGATGCCAACCGCATCATCGCGTTTCATATTGGCTACCCTGTGGCATTTAATCGCGGCAACGGCGACGAGTGGCGGCTTCATGTGGAGAGCCACTATCCGGGGCGGATTATCTACGCCAAATACAAACTCGAACCGATCCTTATCACCGTTGACAACGAGATTGGCGAGTGGCGCATCGCCGGGGAGATTGCGGGGGAGCGTCAGGAAGTTCAGACGGGCGTGCCGTTCCCGTTGGTCGTTCATGTACCCAACTATGCCACCGACGATCACTGGGAAGGAATCGATGATCTCAGCGAAAACAAGCCGCTGTTCGATGAAATCAATCACCGGATTTCGCAGATTGCCTCGATTCTCGATAAGCACGCGGACCCGGCGATGGCGGTACCGGCGGGTACGTTGGGTGAAGATGCCGAGGGCAATCCGATTTTCCGCGTTGGCGTCGACAAAGTATTTGAGGTGATGGGGAAGGACGAAGTGATCCCGCAGTATATCACCTGGGATGGGCAGTTGCAGGCCGCGTTCACGGAACTTGAGCATCTGGTAAAACTGCTGCTCATTAACGCGGAAATCCCTGAAATTGCGCTGGGCTCAGGTGATGTAGGAACCAGCGGGGCGTCGGGGCTGGCGATCAAATGGCGATTGAACTCCATCTTGGCGAAGATTAACCGCAAACGCCAATATTACAACAAAGCGTTGAAGCGAGTGCTCCTGATCGCACAACTGCTCGAAGTCGCCTGTAAAGGACCGCAGGATTACGAAGTTACCGTTCCCAAAGTGAAGTTCAAAGACGGCTTGCCGGATGATGAAACCGAGATGGCCAACATCATGAGTATTCGTACCGGCGGTAAAGCGACGATCTCGCAGAAATCGGCATTGATGTGGCTGGATGATCTGACGGAAGAACAGGCCGATGCGGAGTTGCAGCGGATTCAAGATGAAGAAGCGGTGACTGATCCTTCCGCGTTCCAACAGCCCATGACCGGCGGAGGCGGTGATAACTGATGGCACCGCTTCCTACGCCAACATACGAGCGAGACGTTAACCGGTTGGTCCAGTATTACAAGACTGCATTCACACAGATTGCCGATCGGCTGAAAGTCATCCCGGCATCACGGGGGCTGGAGAAAGTGCAGGCCGAATCTTTGCTCACGCAGACGATGTTCATTCTACAAGAACTAGACGCTTCCACGAAAAGCTGGTGTGATGACGTGATTCATCGCGCCTTTGCTGACGGTCAAAATCGAGTGCTTCAAGCGGTGGGCAACGCCACCACGCTGGCGGATGCGGCAGGAACATCGGATTTCCTGCTGGCGAGGGAGCGTGTTGAAGCATTGATCAACGACACCTACTCCGACCTGCTGATGGCTACACAAAACACCGAGCGAAAGATTAAGCAGCTTGTAAAAAATACCGTGGGCGAGACGATGAGGACGAAGGCACTGCAGCAGTTGGGCCGTCGATCCATGCGAAATGCAGTGGTTGCCGAACTCACGCAGAAAGGACTGTCGGCCCGGTTGGACGGCGAAGCATGGGTGGGGATTGTTGATCGTGCCGGTCGGCGCTGGAACCTATCAACCTATGCGGAGATGGTCGTGCGGACGAAGCTTATGCAGGCCCATATTGAGGGAACTCGTGTGGAGGGGATGCAACGGGGCGTTGATTTGGCTGTTGTGTCATCCCATAACGCGAAGGACGCCTGCCGGTCATATGAGGGCATGATTATCTCGCTCAACGGGCTGACGGCGGGTTATCGCACCTATGACCAACTTCGAGCAATTGGCAACATCTTTCACCCCAACTGCCAGCACCACGTTAGCCCGGTTCGTGATGTGGCGTTATTGCCGCAATCGGTGCGGGAGAAGCATGAACAGGCGATGAAAGCGCAGCGTTAGACTTCGACCCATAGCGTTAGGTCGTTAAACTGGCCGCTAAAACATAACCCCACGCGGACGCGACCGCGACACCAAGCGTAGGGCAAGGAGGACTTATTTTGGTAGATGAAACTACGGTTAAAGAAACGCAACCTACCGCTACAGAGACCCCGAAGGAACCCACGAAAGCGCCTGAACATCAGATTCCTAAAGCCCGATTTGACGAAGTCAACGCCAAGTACAAAGAAGCGCAGACCCAACTGGAGCAACTGCTTTCCGAGCGCGAAGCCCAGGCTAAGACAGCGAAAGAACAGCAAGGCAAGTTTGAAGAACTGTACAAGTCCACTGCCGATGAACTCACAAGGGCCAAGGACGGCCACAAGACATCGACGGCGAGGGTACAGCAGTTGGAATCGGTCATTCAAGGTCTTCTCAACGTAAAACTCGAAGGCATTCCCAAAGAATTTCACGACCTCGTTCCCGCCAATCTCCCGCCGGAAGCCCAGTTGGAATGGCTGGCGTCGGCAGAGAAAAAAGGACTGTTCGGTCATCTACGCCAAGAACAGCCCGTCGGTCAAGCGACGAATCCCGCCAAAGCGCAGACGGTAGATCTGGACCAGCTTACCCCGCTACAACTGTTGAAAATCGGATATTCCCAACGAGCGTAATCCGGGTGATTGCGCTTTTTTTATGCTCAAAAACAGGAGGTAAAAGACATTGGCACTTACGTTAACTGAAGCCGCCAAGTTATCGACCGATACCTTGCAACGCGGCGTCATCAGCATGTTCGCACGGACATCGCCGATTCTCGAAGCATTACCGTTCATGGAAATCGCGGGGAACTCCTACAAGTACAATCAGGAGCAGACACTTCCAGGCATCGCCTTTCGTTCCGTCAACGAAGCGTATGTGGAATCGGCTGGCGTAGTCAACCAACTTGCCGAAGGTTTGTATATCCTCGGGGGCGATGTGGACGTTGATAAATTCCTTGTGCAAACGAGGGGAAATATCCAAGACATCCGGTCCACACATACCAACATGAAAGCCAAGGCGTTATCGCTGGAGTTTACACGTGCCTTTTTCAAGGGCGATGCCGCGAATCCCGGTCAATTCGACGGACTGCAGAAGCGCCTCGGCAGCAATCAACTGATCGACGGTAAGGATGAGGTACTGTCGTTACCGAAGATTGACGAACTGATCGACGCCGTCGAAGGTGAGCCGGACGTGCTGTTCTGCTCGAAAGCGATGCGGCGTGAACTCAAACTCGTCTTGCAGAACTCCAATCACTATATTGAATCGGGTGAAGACTCCTTTGGTCGGCCCGTGTACACCTACGCAGGCATCCCGATCCGTGTGATTGAAACGGACGGTTCCGGTGCGGAGATCCTTGGCTTTAACGAACTGGCCAAAGCGGGTGGCACAAGCGATACTGGTTCCATTTACGCAGTGAAGTTTGGCGCGGAGCAGTACGTGGCTGGCCTGCGAAACGGCGACGTGTCGGTGCGTGACCTTGGCGAAATCGACAGTAAGCCGGTGTTTCGTACGCGGATTGAGTTTTACTGCGGCATGGCAGTGTTTCATCCACGGGCGGCTGCGCGGCTTCGCTATATCAAGAAGGGTGTGGTTCCGAAGAATCCGTAATCGTGAGGCGTGGTAGAGCAATCTGCCACGTCTATTTCTTTATAAGGAGGACACAGCGTTGGCAAAGTATATCATCAAAACGCCCAGCCCGATTTATAACGGCGTGACCGAGGGCGTACTGTTTGCAAACGGCGAGGCCATTGTGGAAGACGGGCGAACCAAGGATTTGCTGGTTTATGACTACGGCTATGAAGCCACAGAAATCAAAGAAGCGGAAGATAAAAAGCCTAAAACGGCGGTGAAGTAGGTGACAGATGGTGGATTTAATCACAGCCAACGCCTATTTCACCGAACACGTCCTCCATAACGAAGAGTGGTTTACTGCGGACGATCCGACCCGACAGCGGGCACTCAACGGGGCCGCGAAGCAACTCTATCGGCTGTTTCGGGGCTACGCGCCGGATATAAAGCCACTTCCTGACGAGGCTGTATTTGAGCAGGCCTTGTGGCTCCTTCGCATGGATGAGACCATCCGGAAATCCCAGCAAGGTGTGAAGTCTGTTTCCGTCAGTGGACTTGGGATGACGATGGAGCGGGTGGGCACGATCGCGCCTGAAGTGATCGCTATCCTTGGTCGCCGTGTGGGGAGGTATGCCGATTGATTCCACTCAAGCAGACCGTGGCAATTCATCGAGGGGGCACACTTGATGATTGGGGCGTTCCCAGCGATGGAGTTTCTACAACGTTATCCTGTCGCATTGATGAAAAAACACAGTTAGTTAAGGACGCCAACGGTAAAGAAGTGGTTTCCAGCGCAGTGATTTTGCTAAAAGGGCAAGTGGCGGTTACTTTCGCTGATCGCCTTGAATGGACCGATGAAACCGGTAATCAATACTGCCGCACACCGCTGGCTGTCGCTATGATCCGCGACTTTGGCGGCAAACCAATCTTCACAAAGGTGGCGGTCTAATGGCTCGGATGACGGTGGATGCCAAGGCGGTGCTTTGTAAGTTGGAGGCCGCGAAACAAGCTGTTCAGCGCGATGTAGTCGAAGCGGTCAATGACTGTGCAGACGATCTTATCCGGGTTTCATCGGAGATTGCACCGCATGATAAGGGGATTCTTGAAAAATCTCATGCTCGGGAAGTAGCCCCCAAAGGTGATCAGGTAACGGCCACCATCGCCTACTCCGTCAATGAAGGCGAGTTTAACTATGCTATGGCGATGCACGAACGGGAATACAACCTTGGCCCCGGTTCTAGCGCAAAACCCGGCACCGAGGGGATGTCCGGTACGCATTATTCCGTGGGCAACAAGTACCTGACCCGACCGCTGGAGGGCGAAGCCAAGGTCTATCGTGAGCATATCACCCAAATTCTCCGCAATGCGATCAAGAGAGAATGTGATTAGATGAAGATTCTGGATGTAATCGCTGTAATTCGTGAGCAGATTCCCGACACGTATTACGCCAATACGTTCCCCACGACGGCTCCCGATGACTGTGCGATCGTCACGATTTACGGCGGCAGTGCCCCGACCGGCACGCTTCGAAAGCCAACTGTGCAAGTGTTGATCCGCACCAAGCATCCAGCGATTGGGGAGCAGCGAGCTTTGGCGTTGTACGAAGCCTTTCACCTGAATCGTGGTTTCCTGATTGGCCCCGATACCGTGATCCTTTGCAGCGCCCAGCAATCGTCGCCCCTGTACGCGGGGACGGATGAGAACGGGCGCTCTTTTTATTCCGTGAATTTCTCAATCTTACTGGAGGTGGCGTAATTGACGAAGTTAGCAGGCGTCGATGTACTCCTGTATGTAAAAACGGGCGGGACGGACGCATCGCCGACCTATACCGTCCTCGGTGGACAGAGTGGGGCCACGTTGAACCGGACGACGCACGTCGTTGATGTAACGTCCAAAGATGCGAACGGATGGGCCGAGAACGTGGCCGGGGTAAACTCATGGACGCTGGAATGCAACGGCTTCTTGATTGCCGACGATGCCGCGATCACCTTCTTGGAGCAAGCATGGATTGGTCGTCAGCAGGTGAAAGCGGAAATTCGCTTCCCTTCGGGCCGCAAATATGACGGCAACTGCATCATCTCAGACTTTCCCTACGAGTTTCCGCAGGATGGCGCAGCCACGTTCAAGCTGTCGTTAACCGGCACGGGAGCGCTTACTACCGTAACAGGTTCGTAATCGATAAGGAAGGATGAATCGAATGGCAAACAAGCATAAAGCCCTCGTGGAGATCGTGTTAGACAAACCTCGAACACTGCGCTACGACCTTAACGCCCTGGCGGAGATGGAGGCGAAGCTCGGTGTTTCGCTTCAAGAACTTGATCAACTAACGATGGGAGTAAAGCAGTTGCGAACGTTTTTATGGGCCGGGTTAATTCACGAAGATCCTACACTGACCGAGCATGAAGTGGGCGGTTGGGTTGATATGGACACACTCAGCATGGTGAACGAAAAAATCACCGAAGCATTCCAGTTGGCCACCGGAAAAAACTAATCAGTGACCCCGAAGAAAAGCCGGAATCCATGGAGTTCTGGCCGCAGATCAAAATGATCGCCTTCGGGGTCCTTTCGCTTCGTCCCCACGAGATGTGGGCTATCACGCTAACCGAACTCATCGAAATGGCTGATGCTTACGGCAAGGAAACGGTCAGACGGATGGAGAGCGAGTACCATCGCACGGCATGGTTATCCGCGAATTTGATGAACACGATGGGCACGCTCAAACGGCCGGTAACGGTAGACATGCTGCTTGGTCGTGAAAAAGACGATAGCGAGATCCAAACATCGGAGGATCGCAAGCAAGCGTTCCAAGAACTGCTTGAAAAATTCAACGGCGAAGCAGGGAGGGGGTGATCGTTTGTCGGTATTAGGGGAAGTGGTTGTTCGGCTCACCGCAGAGATTTCCGGATTGAAGCGTAGCCTCACCGAATCCCAAAGGTTATTCAACAACTTTGCAGATAAGGTGAAGAAATCATCGACCGACCTCTGGGACTTCGGCGAAAAAGCCGCTGAGTTTGGCAGTATCGTTGCCACTGCACTCGGAGCCGCCGGGGCCGCTGGGGTGAAATATAACGCTGATATGGAAACGGCCACGACCGCATTTGAAACCTTGCTAGGCAGTGCCGAAGCGGCGAAGAAGATGATCGCCGACCTCCAGCAGTTCGCCAACGTAACGCCCTTTGAGTTTCCCGGTGTGCAGAAGTCGGCCAAACTGATGCTGGCGATGGGATTTTCCGCACAAGAGATCATTCCCAACTTGAACGCTGTCGGCAACGCTGTGGCCGCGATCGGCGGTGGTGATGATGTGCTCAACGGTGTAACGCTGGCGCTTGGGCAGATGATGACGAAGGGCAAAGTATCTGCCGAGGAAATGAACCAACTGGCGGAGCGCGGGATTGCCGGTTGGGACATCATGGCGCAGAAGTTGGGGATGTCAAAGGCCGAGTTGATGAACCTGTCTGCACAAGGAAAGATTTTTGCCGATCAAGCGTTACCGGCACTGATTAATGGCATGAATGAGCGTTATGCCGGGGCGATGGAGAAGCAGTCGCAGACCTTCAAAGGGATGCTATCGACCGTTAAGGACTGGATGAACCAGACACTCGGCACAATGACCCAACCGATTTTCGAGCGCATCACGCAAGGACTGCGCGAGTTCATGCAGGCCATTCAAGACCTGAAGCGAAATGGCAGTCTGGATGCGTGGGTGAGGCAAGTGCAAAGTGGCTTTACTGCGCTGTGGGACACGATGGTCTGGGTGGGGAAAGCACTCGTTACTATCGCGAAAACGCTGATCGAACACTGGGGTACGGTGAGCACTGTGCTTCTTGGCGTGGTGAGTGCTATTGCCGCTTTCAAAGTCCTAACCGTCGTAATCAACTTGCTGGGCCTGTTGCGCGGTGCACTGTTGGTTACTGCTGAGGCTGGGGGAATCCTCAATGCGGTAATGGTCGCCAATCCACTCTATTTGCTGGCAGCAGCGATCGGCGTGGTCATCGCAGCCTGTTACGCTCTTTATCGCGCATGGACAGCGAACTGGGGCGGTATCCGCGACAAGACCTACGCTGTCATGAACTTGATTTCGGCCTACGCTTCTTCGATGCTGACCAACATCGCCATCGGATTTAACCGCTTTAAAGCCGGTGTGTTCACACTCCTTAGCGGCATCATGAACGCAGTTTTGCCTGTGGTTCACTTGATCGGCAGGTTGGCACCGGGATTTGAGGCTGGCTTTGCAAACATTCAACAGTCCGTTGCTCAATCGGTTGATGATATCCAGCTTAACCTTGAAGGGCTACAGGCCACAGCGGTTGGGGCGTCGGATGCGATCAGCAAAGCCAGCGATGGTGTGGCTCAAGCGTTTTCCTCATGGGAAACGCCAGCGGATACGGCAACGGCGGGTGTTACCGAAACGACCCAGTCCACGTTTGACTTTGCTACCGCGATGGCGCAAGCGAAGCAAGCGGTGGATGCTGCTGGGGACAGCGTAAAAGGAGCTGCCGATAAGACATCTTCCCACGGTGAGCGCATGGCAAAAGTGGCGGAAGAAGTAAAATCGGCTTGGCAGATGTCCGTTGATACGATGACTTTTAAGCTGGGCGTGCTGGATGCTGAGGAAGAGAAGGCACTTGCCCAGTTGGGGAATCATGCGGATAAGGCGCAGGAAGTTGCGGTCAAGACGGATTTCCTCAACAAGAAGATGCTTGATCAAACCGCATTGATTGAGAATTTACGCGGGGAATATCAGCGATTGGCTGATGAAAAAGGCCAGGATGATGAAGCCACGCGACGGGCCTATCTGGAGATGGTCAAGGCCGACGCGGAAATGGCGAAGATGAAATGCGAAGTTGCCAGCTTGACCGACGAATTGGCTGATCAGGAAAAGCAATTTAACGGCCTATCTGGGAAGGTCGTTGATCTCGCCAAGCGTTACCGCGACGATCTCGCAAAAGCCCTTGATGATCATCGACAGAAGAGTAAGGAGACGCGAGATCGACTAGCTGACGATGAGCGTCAGGTAACGGATAACTACAAGAAAGAACTGCAAAGCCGGGCCGATGCGCTGGCTAACTTTGTCGGTCTGTTCGATGCCGTAGAACATAAGAAGGTCAACGGTTCTGAACTGCTGGCGAATCTCGGCGGCCAAGTGTCCACGTTCCGCGATTGGCAGACAAACTTGAAAGCACTGGGAGGCCGCGGTCTTAGCACTGGGCTGATGGAGGAACTGCAAAAACTTGGCCCCAAAGCGGCAGATCAGGTGGCTGCGCTTACCACGCTGACCGACGCTCAACTCCAGCAATATGTGGCGTTATGGCAAGAGAAAAGTAACTTGGCGCGGTCGGAAGCGGTCAACGAACTCTCCGATTTAGCCGTGGAGACGCAGCAAAAGATTAGCGAATTACGCCAAAAAGCCACCATTCAACTGCAAAGCTACACGCAGGAATGGCAGCAAAAGACGGCGGAAATTCGTGAGAATGCACTCAAGGATCTGCGCATCATGGTCGACGATGCTGAAAAAATGGGGGCACAGATGGTCACCCGGCTGGCGGCGGTTATCGCACAAGCATCGCCGGAACTGGCTGTGGCACTACAAGGGTTCGATCCGAAGGCGCCGCAGGGGGATTCGTCGAAGGCAGCACAAGATCAGAAAAAAGCGGTACTGCAAGCGACTGCCGAACAGAAAGCGGGCGTTATCACCGCGAATCAGGAGACCGTGGCTACGGTACTTCAAACCTGGACTGACGCTGCAACCCAGCTATTCAGCGAACAGACACTCATCAAAGACCAAACGATGACTACGTGGCAAACGCTCCAAGGTCAGCTATCGGTGCTATGGGCGAAGATGCTACTCAATGCAAAAACGACGTGGGCAGACATGCGGAAGTTTCTATTTGAAGTAACCGACAGTGTGAGTAGCCGGTTCAACACGCTTGTCGCATCAGCAAACCGCTGGGGCGTGAGCTTGGTGTCGACGTTCATCAACGGAATTCGCAGCCAGTTCAGTCGGTTGTCGCAAGTACTGTTTGATATGACCTCGATGGTCAACGCCTACATGCCGCACAGCCCGGCGAAGGTGGGGCCGTTATCGAGCTTAGGCGAGACGGGACCGGGGCTGGTGCGAGTGTTCGCTGACGGCATTGAACAAAGCTTACCCTATCTCGCGAGAGCCACGGCAAAGATGGCCAGCATCGCCAGTCCCGATGTAAGCAGCAATGGATGTCCGATGACCGTCACCGTAGCTACTGGATTAGCGGCAGTATCGGCGAACGGAGCCACCTTCAACATTTCAATCACTGGCAGCAACGGCGAAGAAATCTGGCAACAGTTAGAACGGCAATTGGCACGGCGAGGGGTGAAATTCTAGATGGGTGATTCATTTCAGATTGCAGGTGTGGAACGGAGTCCGAATGTTCTGCTGGATAGCATCTCAATTGAGCAAGTGTTGACCTCGGCAGTCGATACTTGCTCTTTTTCAATCCGGGACATCGAGCCTCACCAGGGGGACGAAGTGATTATCACGATTGGCGGCAAACGCGCCTTTGGCGGGATTATTGATGCCGTCAAACTGGCCAGTCGCCAAGGTTCCACAACGATCTGGGACGTGGACTGCCAGGACTACACGTTCCAACTTAACCGGCGTCTGGTCATTGAAACCTACGAGAGCCAAACGGTCGACTGGATTGTCAAAGACATCATCACGAAATATGGTCAAGGTTTGTTTACGGTAGAGCACGTTCGCCCGTTTGCACCTGTGGTTCAACGGCTGGTGTTTGACTATCTGCCGCCGTCGGAGTGCTTAAAAAAGCTGGCCGATTACTGCGGCTGGGAATGGTACATCGATTATTTCAGAGATGTGTGGTTCTTTGATCCGACAGAAGAAAATCAAGTGGCTCCGATGGTCGTGGATGTGGGGGCGAAGGTTCGCAATCCCAAGTTCAGTATCGACGCACAGGGGCTACGAAACCGCGTATTTGTCAAGGGTGGGACGATGCTGTCCGACCCTTTTGTCTATGAGACGGTCGCTGATGGACAAGCGCGAGTGTGGAATCTGCCGCACAAACCGCACAATCTAACGCTCACGATCTCCGGTGCCCCTAAGACCGTGGGACTTGAAAATGTCGATAACGAAGCCATTGTGGATTTTCTCGTCAACACCCAAGAGAAATATGTAAAGGCATCGCTACAAACAGCGGCCCCTGCCAACGGGGCCACGATGAGTTTTACTTATCAATACGAGATTGCTGTAATTTCGACCGTGGACGATTATCCCTCGCAGATCGCGATTGCGGCTGTGCAAGGCGGCGACGGCATCTATGAGCACGTCATTACCGACACCTCGCTCACCACGGTGGATGCTGCCGAAGCCGCTGGGCAGGCCGATTTGCGTCTCCACGCCAACCCGAAGGTATCAGGCAGTTTTGAAACTGGCGTTCCTGGGTGGGCACCGGGGCAACTAGTGGCAATCAATCTCCCGTCGCAGGGCGTTGCGAATACCTTTACGGTGCAAAAGGTGACCACAAAGCCGCTGACCCCGGATACGTGGAGCTATACCGTCGAGTACGGTGGCCGGTTGATTGGAATCCCCGATTTCCTCAAGGCGATCGTGAGTAGCCAGCAAAGCCAGACACAACTGGATAACGTAGTCCTCAACAAACTTGTCTACGGTAATGAGGAGATTTTGGTCGCCGATCAGCTTGTAACTACGCCGTTTACATTGCCTTATCAAGTAGAAGTTGGAATTGCAGGGAAATGTGATCCAGCGGATAGTTGGGTACAGTTTACCGAAACGACACAGGCCGATTTCGCGCAGGGAACGCTGACGAATACGGTGGCTGGCGACGGCAACCTCGCACTGCTTGATCATAGCTACGTGTACTTTAACGGGCTAGGTAATTACGTGGACTTTGAGACCAACTGTGGATCGGGCTATCTCGATAACTATCTGGGCAATGACCGCTTCACTGTCGAGGTAAAGGTCATCCCCGAGATCGGCCCTTCCCCCTATACGCGATGGACGATCTTTGGGCGGGAGGCGAACCCGTACAACTCCGCGATCTATTACACGTCGGATCAACGATTCCAGGTGGAGTGGGCTTTCGATTACAGCAGTGCCCCGGTTTCGACATTGACGCTCACCACAGCGAATACATTCGCGCCCTCCATCGCCAGCTATATGGTTTCGTTTGTCTGCGACACGACCGGAAAAATGCTGTATCTATACGTCAACGGGGTACTTGAGGCGTCGGGTGCGTTCCCTAACCCCGGCTATCCTTCGGGTACGCAGGGGACGTGGCGTATGGGCCTCTTGGGGACGTATGGCACAAGCACCTCCTGTCCGTTCAAAGGACTGGTGTACGAGATGCGCGTCTATTACACCAACCTTACACAGGCCACCATCCAATCGTACCTTAACACGGTGGACACCGCTTATACGTACCTTGTTGGGCTTTGGAAAGCGGCTGATTGGGCGACGATGACACTCCCCAACTACGACCCCGGCGCACCGACGAGGACCGCTATCATCGTCGGGCCTTGCTGGTTACGCGACGTGGGGATTCGCACCCAAACCTTCAACGTATCTACGATGCGATCGGTATTGAGTAGCCGCGTGTCGTGGTCGTCCATGACCGACCCGCTGGTATATGACGCCTTCACCGCCGACACCGGACAGTGGGTGAATTACAACGCGGGTGCCGTAGGTATGACGAGTTACACGTACAACGAGCCGTCGGCAACCGATGGAAAGTGCTTCGTCGTGGACGGAGGGATGGGCTGGTATTACTCGACGACGATAGTGCCATTTTTCGCTGACCGCTTGTACATCGTCAAGGCGCGGGTTCGCCAGCAGATGGCGCCGGTATCCGGTGGCGCGAAGTTCAGCCTTGGCCTGGAAGGAGTAGCCGCTGATGGAGTGACGCTGGTCAACCAGTCCGGTGACAACGGGCACAACACGATGTATTTTTATGCGGCGAACGACGTGACGCTTGATCCCGCAAGCGGATGGGCTGAATATACCGGATACTTCAAGGGGGTAAAGTCGGCATCCATTGACAGCACCACGCACCCCGACTTCCGATCGCCGGGGCAGCTAACGACCGGGGTGGCCTATGTTCGACCGGTGTTCATCGTCAATGCGGTCGACGGGAGCGGTGTGGCACAGATCGACTATCTCAAGTTTGGCCACATTGGCAGGACGGTCGTGGAAACCAATCTATCACTTGATGGCGGTTCTACATGGGCTGGCTGGAATCCGGTGACCAATGGCGGCAGTATTCCCGGTGTAACTGGTGTAACGAATCTCAGCAACGCCCGGCTACAAGTTCGTCAAACCTTATATTCCGATTTTGAAGGGATGCCACAACTGAATGACTTTTCGCTCGCTATCGAGGGGGAACCCGATCCGATCGCCAGCGTTGGGTCGTTGTTGTGGATCACGCCGATGACCACAGACGCAGTTCCCGACGTACAAATTGCAACGAGCGTTACCGGAACTAGCTACACAGAATGGACTTCAGTGCCGCTGAACACGACGATCACGGTGCCATTTCCCGGTTATTTCAAACTTCGGAGTCCTGCGAAAGTAAGATATTACAACTTCAAAATCCCATTTGCCGAGACAACAGCAGTATGCAATGAGGTGGTGGTCGCTGCGTGAGCGATTTTTCTGTAAAGGGAGAATGGTTTTTTGAGTACGAGGACGGAACAGTAACAGGTCCCTTTTCTAATTTCATTACCCAGGCGGGGCTGGAACTGATCGCACAAAGTCTAATTGATCTGCCGAGCTTGTACATCGCGATCGGTGATGATACCGCGCCAGGGGAAACGATGATCGAGATCATGCGAAAGCCGGTGTCATCGGCAACCCGAACATACAATCAGGTGCGCATCCGGACGCAGTTGATGCAAGTAGAAGCGGTGGGTGATCACAACAAAGCCGCGATTTTTACAGGTGCGACCGGGACAGCGGGTTCAGGAACCATGCTTAACCTACTGGTTCAACCGTGGAGTAAAGCATCCAATACGATCTTGACGGTGGAAGCGCGGATTACGGTCAGCGGAGGGCAGTTATGACGATTCATGCGTTTACCGGGGGAGCATCAATCATCGACCAAGCAACGATGAACAATCTGATTTCCCTGCAGCCGTTTTCGATCATCTTTGAGGGTACGCAGATTGATGGCGTGATTGGCGCGGGGATTGTGGAGTTTGACTGTGCCAGCGTGGATCGTGCGTTCCGGTTTGCGGCCAACGGGATGACGGAGATTGCACGTGTCGAACTAGAGATGGTGCGTAGCGGGGCCGGGGCCGATCTCGTCGTGGAAATTCGATCTGGGCTGATGGCCAACGGTGCTACGGATGGCACCTTAGTGAAGTCGACCTATGTGCCCAAGGAGTTTTTACCGACCACTAAGGGATTTGTTAGCATCCCATTCGACGCCACCGGATTGACAGCGGGAGCAGTGTACTGGCTGGTCGTTCGCAGACTCGGCGATGCGACGAACCACTTTCACGTGATTGGCGAAACCACTACAAACGTCAACTACCCGTGCTACAGCCGCGCTGAATCGAGCGGGCCTTGGGCAACCACCAACACCGCCCATTTTCGGATTATGTCCGGCGACACCGGTGCGATTAAGCATGGCTATTATGGCGGCGCTTTTTCCACGGTTGAATATGATGCGGCAGGGCTGATGCAAAAAATCTACCGTTATGTGCCCGCATTAGGCGCAAACCTCGGAGGCATCCGTGATGTGCTGACCTTGACCTATGCAGCCAATATCATCAAACGGGGGGTGATTGCCTGATGTTCGGCGTGGCAGAGTTAATCCTTGGCTATCTTCAGCGCAATGTAGGAATGCGAACCGACGGACTGGATGCGTCGGGCAGTATTCACTCGCGGCTTCGAGCCACTACCTTTGGCGGGCTGTTCTATCTCAACGACGGGGCCGATGGCGATCGGACGTTCGCGACCAACACAGTGCTGGAATCCGGTGTCTATCGCTACAACAACATGACCGTGAACACAGGCGTAACAATCACGCCCACACAATCCTTTCTGGCTTTCTTTGTAAAAGGAACCCTGAATCTTACCGGCACGGCGACGATCTCCGCATCCGGCAAAGGGGCCGCTGGTGGCCTCGGCGGGTATTGTAACACCGCTAACTCTGGTACTGCTGGGAATCCCGGTGTCGCAGGATTTGGCGGAGCCGGATCGGGTGCGTCCGGTGGTGGACGATCCGCGACGTACATGAGTGGCGCTGGAGGAGATACCGATTATCCCGGTGGAACGGCTGCGGCAGCTGCCAATGGAAACACCGGTGTAGGTTTGCCGAAAGGCGGCAGACTGTGGAGCGATCTTCAATACCTTATGGCTTGCAAAGGCGGAGGGGGCGGTGGTGGCGCTTCCGTTACATCATCCACATCGGCAAGCTGGGTGCGCGGCGGTGCCGGTGGAGCCGGGGGTGGTGCGATTCTCATTGTAGCCAACAACATTACGGGAACCGGAATGCTTAAATCCGAAGGCGTAGCCGGAAGCATCGGTACGCAGTCCGACACCAACTACGGGGTCGCAAGCGGCGGCGGTGGTGGGGGTGGCGGGTATATCGTGGTATTCGGCACGCTTCCCAGCACAATTACTACTTCGGTTGTAGGTGGAACTGGTGGTCCTCCGGCGACGACCACTTATTACTCGGGTGCGGCAGGTGGTAACGGTTGCTTCGTCAATTTCCCATTAACCTAAAGGAGGATCGCGATGGCGAAAATCATTGAACGTAACGGAAAGCAGTATCTCTGTGAACATGACGGCATCGAGTGGGAATACACCGGCCCCAGTGCGCCGCTGGTTGCCCCGACAGCGCCTGGAAATGCCATGGTGCCTCCCGTTGCCCTCGACCGGGAAACGCTGGGCGACGTGGCCGAAACACTGGCTTTTCTGTATGAGCAGTTGCAAGTAATGAAAGGAGGTGAAGCTGCAATGCCTACGATGCTGACGCTACGAAAGATTTATGCCTACTTAACGAAGGTGGGAAGGCGACCTGCGGAACCCACGAAGATTCCTGGAACTGAAACCGCACTCGAAGCCGCATCTGTCAATACCGAAAATACAGGCCCAACGTAAAAGAAACCTCTGCTCCATGCAGGGGTTCTTGATGTTTAAAGAGGGGTGGTTCGCTTGGATAGTCTGATGGCCGAGGCGTTGTCGCAAGGCTTGTGGGCAACGCTTTTCGTGTCCCTGTACCTGTACCAACTTCAAGAAAGCCGACGCCTTCAGACAGAAGCGAAATTGCGGGAGGACAAGCTGACCGATTTTCTGATTGATGTATCCAAGCAGTTTGAGATCCTGGCATTGCAGTATCAAAAGCTGTCCGGTGATGTGCAAGAAATCAAAGTTGAAATTCGAGGGAGGAATCAATCATGAATGTGATTCAAGATTTTGTTCAAGTAGGCGCGGCAAATCGTCCCGGCTATCCGATGACATCGACCTTCATCACCGTCCATAACACCGGTAACTCCAGCAAAGGCGCGGATGCTACCGGTCATGCTGCGTACATCAAGTCTACCTATGCCGGAACGACCAGTTGGCATTTCAGCGTGGATGATCATCAGGCCATTCAGCATATTCCCACGAATGAAAACGCCTGGCACGCTGGCGACGGCACCAATGGCCCTGGTAACCGGACGAGCATCGGCGTGGAGATCTGTGAAAACAGCGATGGCAATCAGGCGCAAGCCGAAGCGAACGCGATTGACCTCATCATTGACCTGATGAAGCAATTCAACATTCCGTTAGCCAATGTAGTCCCCCACAAACACTGGACCGGTAAAGAATGCCCTCATCTAATCTTGCCACGCTGGGATGCCTTTATTGCCGCCATCACCAAGCGCCAGCAAGAACGCGATCTTGCGGAACGGCTGGCAAAGGTGCCGGACTGGGCGCGGGGCTCCGTCAAAAAGCTTCTGCTCAATAGTGTGGTCGATGAGCCGTCAGGCGATTTGACGTTCTATCGCGTGATTGTTGTCTTAGATCGATTGGGATTGATCGCATAACAAAAAAGCAGGTGGATATTACCAACCCGCTTCGATGGGAACAACCGACTCTTGATTACGGATAAATACATGAGGGGTTGTTGAGGTGCGGTGCCACAGGATGGCGGTGGTTCCAGGTTTTGCTGTAGATAAATAATTACCAACCTTTTTACGCCTCGAAAAACGTACCCTCCTTACGAATAACCCCACGCAGGGGTTGATGAGGAACGATGGCGACGGGATAACAGCAGACAACTAACCCAACCACATGAGACAAACGCACCCCGTTTTACGGTATTAACTTTTGAAAGGAGGTGAGCGCATGACCGAAGTGAGCTTTGTCGTCGCCTTGCTGATTGCCGTTGGACAAGTGGCCAAGCTGTACATCGACACCAAGTATATTCCGCTGGTAACGCTGGCCCTCGGTATCCTGGCCGGGGTGACCTATGTTCCTGCCGAGACCATTCAAGCAGGCATCCTCAACGGCGTTGCTTTTGGATTGGCCGCGAACGGACTCTTCGATGTAACCAAGATTCTACACCCGGATACCACCATGACAAAAACCGAATAACGGTGCCTACGCCCACTGGCTGTCAAAGGCCGGTGGGCCTGTCTCTCGTCTATTCGGCTACCTCGGAGGTGAGCAACATTGGAAAACAAGATGTTCAGCATTGAAATCAATCATTCGTTCAATGTGGAGCAAAAGACCTGGGATAATCAAATTTACCTCAAACTCTACGTCAGCATGTTCGCCAGTGGATTGGTCGCCGCGTTAGGCGCAGAGCAAACAGTGACACTGCTGGCCATCGCTTCATTTATGAATGAAAGAGGTGAGTGCTATCCCACACAGGAACAGATCGCCCAGCGCATCGGCGTTACGCGGAAAACCGCTGCCACATATATTCGCAAGCTGCTGAAGTTTCGCTATCACAATTATCCACTAATCACCCGCGAAAAACAGCGAGTCCCCAGTAAGTCCCCCAACGAATACTCCATCTATACAATACTGCCGATTGCCCAGATCGCGATTTTCAACGGAAAGGTTGAGCCTGCTATGAGTAAAACGGAGTTGACTATGAGTAAAACAGCAACAATGACTATGGGTAACTGTTTGCCCACTAACTATAACCAAACTAACAAGAACCATAATAACAAGACATCTGCTGGAGACGTTGGAACCATACCAACAGATAGGGGAGGGACTGTTGGAACCCGATCTAATGATCACAGGGCAGGGGATGTTGGGGAACTTTCTAACCAAGAAACGGTGCTACGCCATCCTCGCGACGTGATTGAATACTTCTGTAAATGTTACCGGGATTGCTACACGGTCAACTATAACCCTAATTGGAGTCGAGATGTCGGTCCCGTCAAGAATAAGCTCCTGGCTGTTTATACGTCAGAACAAATCCGGCGAATCATCGATACTGTGTTTGCTGAGTATGAGATCCGCTGGAAAAAAGAGAAATATCCGCGACCATCGATTGGACAACTGGTTTCCTGGCTATCCAATGAAGCGTTAGCGGTGGCCGAAGAGAAGCAAGAGCGACCTGCGACGATCCCTGAGGTAAAGAAACACGGTGGCAGAAGCGTTGAGGCGATTCTATCGCTGTTGGGCCGGAGAAGGGAGGCAGGATGAGCGTTAACTACTGCTTGCTGTCCATGCGGTGCAAACGGAAGAGCGAACCGGATTACTGTACTTCCCAATGTTACGCCTACCTCAAATTGCACGGTGAAAGCGGAACCGGCGGCGTATGGGGCCTCGCGAATGTTCCTCATGCGTACGCACAGGTAACCGTACATAACTTGCCGATTCAACCTAGCAACCCGGATGCCTACCTCGTGATTCGCGAGTATTGCCGCCACGTGCAAGCGCAAGTGGGCGATGGGGTAGGACTATACCTCTACGCAGTTCCAAGCGCACAGAACCCCAAAGGAACGGGTACAGGCAAAACCACGTCGGCAGTTGCCATCTTGCATGAGTACCTGGTGGATCGCGTGATCCAACACGTCAAGCACGAACGACCGATTGAACAATTGCCTGCGCTTTTTGTGAATGCATCGAAGTTTCAGAATCAGTTCAACGCCCAATTTCGCGGACCCCGTGAGCGGCAAGAGATGGCCGCTGTGGCCTACTATGACAGCAAGGAGGATATGGTAGCTGCGGAACTGCTTGTTCTCGACGACGTAGGCGTACGTGAAGCCACGGAGGGATTTAAGAATGAGTTCTACGAGGTGATTGATGACCGATGCGCCGAGCGCAAAGCAACGATCTTCACATCCAATGAACCGCTGGAGCGATTGGGGAAACTGCTCGACCCGCGTATCGCCAGCCGAGTGGAGGGAATGACCATTGCCGTTTCTTTTGAAGGACGCGACCATCGAATTGAACAAAAATTTTAGGAGGATGGAATCCATGATGACGATGCAAAACCCGGTGCCCTTTGCTGAAAATAATCACAACAATGTAGGAGGAAATTCATCCATGAATATGATGCAACAAGTATTTCACTACGAAGGTGCACAGGTACGGACGATTTTGATTGATGGGCAACCATGGTTTGTGGCCAGGGACGTATGTAATGTGTTGGAGATTGGAAACCCCACGCAAGCACTCGAACGATTGGATCAGGATGAAAAAAGAACAATGACGGCATCTCATTTGACCCTCATTTCAAATGAGAGTCAAAATAAAGCACGTTTCTATACATTGGTTAACGAACCCGGTTTATATTCGTTAATCTTGGGTAGCCGAAAACCCGAAGCCAAAGCGTTTAAGCGTTGGATTACGCACGAAGTGTTGCCAAGCATCCGTCAAACAGGGGCGTATCAACTACCAACATTTGAGGGCCGAAAACTCCCCCGAAACTACATCGAGGCCATGGAGTGCATTATTGAAACCGAACAGATGCGGCTGGAACTTGTGGCCAAAGTAGAAGCCGACGCTCCAAAAGTAGAAGCGTTTGATACATTCATCGACTCCCGCGCATGGCAGACAATCGGTGAGGTCGCCAAGGTGATGGATAAAGGTCGAAATGGAACCTACGATGCGCTGCGTGAGGAGGGATTTCTAATCCAACGCGGGATGGATAAAAATCTCCCGTTACAAAAGTACATTGATAGTGGTCACTTTGCTGTGAAGGAATCCACCGTTCGCAACAAATACGGCCAGTGGATCACACGATCCCGTACGTTGGTCTCGCCAAAAGGCGTGGAATTGATTCGGCGAATCCTCGCTCGTAGAGAATTCACTGCATAAGGTTTGTTCAGGTTGTGGTTGACCGGCAGGGAGGAGTGAGATGCAAGAATCACAACTGCTATCCAAAGTGCTCGATGAAAACGCCTTTGCTGCGCTTCAGCGATTTCAAATGGATGAAGCTGATTTTCCCACACTTAGCGACACCTATCGGTTCATTCGTGAGTACGTGAAAGATAATGGGCACACGCCGGATTATCGCACCGTCGTGGCTCAGTTTGAACAGTTCGATTATATCCCGGACGTTCAAGACTCCTTTAAGTACCTCTGTAGCCAATTAAAAGCACAAACCGCCAAACGTCGGGCCTTTGAACTGCTCCAACATCAAGCGGCCAAGAAGTTTAATGAGATGTCCGGAGACAAGTTTATCCAGTGGCTCCATGAAGAAACCCAGAAGATCGAAACCGATACGGCGGTGCTTACCGCACAAGGCACCAACTACGCTGTAAATGGCGAGGAACGAAAGGGGTGGTATATCCAGGCCGGGGAACAACGGGAACGGTCCTATATTCCGACGCCGTACTCATCGCTCACGGAGGCACTCGGTGGTGGCTTTGAAATCGGCGATTACATTCTTCTGATGGCGTTTACCAATCGCGGGAAGTCATGGCTGGCGTCACATATCGGTGTCACCGCATGGGAGAACGGCTTTGGTGTGTTGCATTATTCGCCGGAACTGTCAAAACGGCAGCAAGCTCTGCGGTTGGATACGCTGAAAGGGAAGTTTGATAACGTCAAATTGCGCCAGGGGATGCTCGACAATGAAACACAGTACCTTCGGTACCTTCGTGATTTTACAGATACCAACGACGTACCGTACCTGATTAAAACGATGGAAGACTTGCCGCAAGGGCTGACGCTGGATGTGATTGAGGCAGATCTGCAGCTACATCGGCAGACGAAACTGGTGATTATCGATGGCTTTAATCTAATGAATCACGGCAAAGGGAAGATGCGCGATTCGATGTCGTACACATCACGCCGGTTGCGGCAACTGTTCGGTCGCTATGAAACGGCTGGCTTAGTGGTGCATCAAACCCCTGGGGCCGCTGAAAAAGAAAAACGAAAGGGCGATGATACAGCCATTCGGTTAGTGAAACCGCCGAAGCTAACCGATTATTCCGAGACAATTGCCGTGATCCAGGACGCAGCGACAGCACTAACCTTTGACGCCTGTGACGGCATCGGTAAAATCAGCGTGGAAAAAGCGCGGGAACCGAGTGTTGGAACTGTGATTGAGTTGGTATGTGATTTCAATCAGGGCATCATTCGGGAAACGGACGTGACCGATTTATTCTAAAAACAGTTTTAAAAAATGAGGAGGCTTTTATCGTGATGCAACAATTACAAGTCATTGAAAAGAACGGGCAACGAGTACTTACAACGGTCCAATTAGCCGAGGCGTACGGGGCAGAGTTGAATCGAATCCGCGCTAACTTCCGTCGGAGTAAAGAACGCTATTCTGAAGGAAAGCATTATTACGCATTGAGCGGGGAGGAAAAACGGCAGTTTATTAGAGTCTGTCTAAAAACCCCCGCATCCCAAGGGTCGATTCATAAAACTCAGTATTCAATGGTATTTTGTGCCATTTAAAGGTATTTTGG